CAGTTAATGGTGTTATTACTTTCGTTGCTGGCACCGAATTAAATTTTGATTTAACTGGTACTGGTCAACCTAATGCTATTAGAACTATTGTTAATTATACTTATTATGTTCCTAATATTCCTGGAGACGATAGTACTCAAGGTTCTGGCCGTATGACTGTTTGGTTTAGTAGAATGTTTTTTCAAACGGATCAATATGAAACTAATCAACAATATCCTGTTAAAGCTAACTTATATGTAAGTGAAATCGGATTTTTAACTACTAGAAGGCCAAGCTCTATTCATCCAGCTATTGCTATGGTAACTGCTCCGCCTACTCCGATGAATCCTATGATCGAGGCTTTACTCTTCTAACTCGGAAAACAGATGATATATAATGCTTTGGAGGTACAAAATGTACGAACAAGCAAAAATATGGTCACTATATTCGATAAAAAATGAAATTAATGGTAAAATTTATATTGGACAAGCAGCTGATCTTTCTAAAAGATGGAGCGATCATCGTAGGGCTGTTAGATTAAATAAACCAACACAAATAGTACATCGAGCGATGATTAAGTATGGTTTAGAAAATTTTAAATTTGAAGTAATAGTGTCCTGTAAAAATCAAGATGATGCTAATTTTATTGAAATGATACTCATAGATCAATATGAAAGTCATGTTTCTACTGATAAAGGTTATAATGTAACTTTAGGAGGAATGAATGCTCCAAAAACCGAATTATTTAAACAAATGATGAGAGATTGGCACGCATCATTATCTCCGGAAGAAAAAGCAAGAAGAGCCGAAATTCATCGTCAAAATATGTTTAATTTATTTGCAACAAAAGGTCATCCAGCTTTAGGTCTTAAATGGACAGATGAACAAAAATTAAGATTAAGTGAATCTCTTAAGGCATTAGATAAAGAAAAACTTTATACTCCAGAAGTTCGCAAGAACATGTCAGAGGCACATATTGGAATAAAAGATTCTGATGAAACAAAACAAAAGAAATCGGATAGTGCAGTAGATGCATGGGCAATACGTATTGATTATTCTAGAAAATGTGAAGCGCCGGGATGTGAAGTGTCAGGTAAAGTTAAATATAAAATTATTAATGGGGTAAGATATTGTAATATGCACGGTTTACGTATGTTAAGGTATGGAAGATTAGATCGAATAAAGCCTTAAAATACCGGCATATTATTTTATTTAGTATAAGCTTTCTATAATACGGCATATTATAGACAAATCACTCATTTGAGGCGCCTAATGACTTTTAAGCACGTAAATTTTGAAGATTCATCAACCATGCGTTCTTTAGCTAAAGTAGCAAAAGAAAAAGGATGGTTATCAGAATCATTAACCAAAACCGCAAGCCAAGAGAAAAAGCCTGATTATTCTGCCACCGGAAATTTAACTATTAATATTGTTAAATTATGTTCTGGTTTAAGAGAATTTGGATTTAATAAGTATGCGGATGAATTAGAAGAAAAATTTATAAATTATAAAAGAGCAGCTAGTTCTTACGAGACTTCTAAAGAGAAGGGTGAGGATTTAGTTGATACCGCTCATCCAGATGGTTCTCATAAACTTGAGGGCGTTGAAGGTGATAGCCTTATTGAAACAATTGTTGATCAGCAATTAAAAGATATTTTAATGGTTAATAAAGCTCCAACTGGCAAATTAGCTAAAGACATTTTATCTGCTGTTAAAATAGTGTTGTCTCAAGAGGGACCATCTGTTCAAAAAAGTTTACAAAATGTAATTTCTAATTTAGATAGTGCCTTACAAATTTTTAATGATGTTGGCTTTTTAAGTAAACCAGCAACTAGTATGGGAAATAAAGCTCTAGAATTATCTAAAGCTGCTCTTAATAATCCAAATATAGATGCTCTTAGAAAAATTCAAGTTAGTTTGAAAATATTTAGAAGCAATGTTAAACCAGTATTGTTCTCATTATTAGGTGGAGTATCTGGTGATACTTATGATAATATGGTTCCATATCTTGATGAGGCAGATAAATCAATTAATCAGGCCATTTCTTTACTTCAACAAAAACAAGAAATGACTGATAAAAAAATTAATACTCCAGAAGCGCCTAAAGAAGATCCTAAAATATCTGGTTTTAATTCAAAAATAGATGAAGCAATTAAAACTGCTCGTCGTTGGATTGTACAAATTCAAACTGATTCTGAATTAAATGATAATGATAAAAACTCGGCTAAAGGGTGGCTTAATAAGAAAATTTTAAATGTTCTTGAATTGAAAAAAGAATTTGATGGTTTATCTCCAGATGATAAGGTTAAAGCAGTAGATGGATTATTGGTTAATTTAAATAAGTTAACAACTCAATTTCCAGCTTTCCAAGCACAATGGATTGATTAAATGAAAAAAGTAGTGGAACTTATAGAGAAATTGGCACAAGATATGCCGGTGCCCAGCCAGCCTAAAAAGCATGTATCAGAACAAGGTTCTAATATGCCAAAGAGGGTTGTTGAAGATATTCCAAGAAAAGGTGGGCCTGTCTCTGCACCAATTCCTGGCACTAAACCTACTACTCATTCTACTGGACCATGGGTTTCATCAGCTAAATCTATTACGGGAATGCAACAAGCTATTTTTAAGTTAGTTGATTCTATTTTTAGTGTAAAATCTAAAGATCCACGTATTGCAAATGAAAAACAACAATTCAATTCTTTCTTATCTAATCAGTATGAAGCTACCACTCAGCCTGGTTCAAATGCAAATTTAGAAGATGCTTTAAATGCTGTTAAAAAATTAGATGTTAGAGGTAGTATGACGCCTGGTGTTTGGGATGCAAAGATGCAAGCAGCCTTACAAAATATTTATTACTTTGCAAGCGCTTTCGTTAAAATGTCTCATGACTTTGGCGGCATTCCTCATGGTCTTCCTTTTGTATTTGGAAATGAAGATGTAAAAGAATTAGGCGCCTTATCTCAAATTGATCCTAAAAAAATCAATAGAAATGATTTACTTGATGCGGCACATCATGCTACTGATTTGATTAATAAATTAAATAGTTTTTATAATTATTATTATCAATCAATCATTACTCATCCAAATTATAGAGCTTATGTTGCAGAAAATAAACCATTATATACTGTTAAGTCAGATAATTCTGATCCAGATAGTATATTGACTAATACTAAAAACATAGATGATTTAGTTTTAGTTAATGTAGTTGTTCCAGCTAAAAATGATCCAAATGGTAGGAAGCAAATTCCTAGACTTGGTATTAGTGTAATGAGAGATGCTGCAACATTTAAACAATTTATTAAGGCTTCTCTAGGTTATACCGATGAAGATTTAGCAAAAGATCCTAGTATTATGACTAGAGTATTATCTGCTATCAAACTTAATATTCAACAAAATTTGCCAGCTAAAGGATAATCATGTCTTTTATTTATGAAGATAAAAAATTAGTAGAATTACTAAAGAGAGCTGGCGATGATTTTAAAATCAAATATGGCCAAGTAGCTCCGCCAGTTGTAGATCCTAATGCTTATGCCGCTGGTGCAGCATTAGCTACTAGATTACAAAGATCAATTGATCCAAGTAATGCTCCAGTTAAAAATACTACTATTGGAACTGAAGATGGTTCTGAACCCGGTTTAAATGCGCAAAATCTTAAAAGTTTAACTGACTTTTTACAATGGGCATCAGATAATAAAATCACTTGGAATGGAAAAAGAGTTGCTTGGAGCACCGATGCTAATACTTTAACTAGACCAGCTGGCACACCAGATGATGCGTGGGTATTTAGAGATAGAGGTAAAGCTGCTTATGCATCTAAACCAGAACTAATTGCTTTACTTTCTCATTTAAGAGACTCTAATGAGGCTAGTGGTAATCGTGTATTTCAAGCGGGTATGACTAAAATTATTGGTGAAGCCAATCAATCTTTAGTTAGAGAAAATGAAAGTCCATTAGAAACTCAGCCAAAGCCACAGGCACAAAAAACTCAACCAGGTGTTGGATTAGATTCAGAAGCTATTATTGATGGTTTTGATTCTGATATTTTGGATGAGGCCGATCCATATCGCTCTATTATGGCATTCCCATTATTTCCAACATTAACTAAAAATCTTAAAGTAAAAGATTTATCTTCTTCTGGATCTTTCTTATCTTGGTTGAGAGATATGAAAATAAAAACTAAAACTGGAACATTTTCGGTTGTCGATCCTAAAGGAAATCCTTGTGCAGCTGTTCATATTCTTTATCAACGTGCTCATTGGCTATCTCAATATGCTGCTAGCGCAGAAAAGGCCGTACCTAATTATGGTAAAATGGTAGCGTTGTATGCTCAAAAAATAGCCGAATATGGTCGTCAATTAACTGGACCAGATGGTAAACCGTGTGCAGTAGAGGCGCCAGGAACTGCCGCAGCAGCTGGAACTCAAACTGGTAGCAATAATGTTGAGCTTATGTCTAGGCTTGTTTCTGTAGCCCCATTAAAAATGAGAGATATAAGTTTTTCTCGTATCAAAGATTTTTTCAGTCAATATCAACAAATTGTTGGTAGTGAGCGTGGAGCTAATGTTCAAGCAGCTATTAATAATGCTAATACTGCTATGGCACAAGTACAAGCACCTAATAGCATGTTATCTAATTCAATGGATATTTTTAGCTTATCAGCTAGTCCCGGTGAAGTTAAAACATGGTTAGCGCCACCAGAAGGAAAACATTATCTTGCCTTGCTTAGTCATTTAAAATCTGTTTTATCTAATACTGCTTATGTATTAAGAGATATGCAAGATACTTACGAAGATAGATTAGATAATAATGCTAAAAATGTTTTAGCCCAGCAAGTAGGTAGTGGTGTAGGAAGTGGCTCTATTTATGGAAATAATTGGAATCAACTTACTCGTCTTGAATCGGCGGTTAAATTATGAAATTAACTGACAGCGAAATTAGATTTTATGTAGATACTATGATAGTTGAAACTATTTTAGGAAATACAGATTTATCTAAAACCGCTCAAGATACTGGTTTAATACAATCTCTTATTGCAAAAACAAAAGAATATTTTTCTAATCATATTGATCCAGATGACAAAACTGGTAGCGTATTAAATTTATTAGCTCCAGGGGCTATATCTGTAGCTTTTAGTGCTATGGGATTAGGTTGGCTTGGTATGCTATTTGGTTTCGCAATGAGAATATTTAATATTGATGTTAAAGAAATTTTAACTAGCGTTTATAATTCTATAAAATCTGCTCTTGGCAGTGGAAAACAATTAACATCACCACAAGTACAGTCTATGGTTGATCAGGCTGTTCAGCCATATGCAACTTCAGCAGATGGTGAGCCTGTTACATCCGATTTTAATCAAGAGCTACAAAATGCTAAATGGTTAAAGGTTGGACTTATTGCTTATGAGGCTCAATTAAATAAATCAGCTGGTCCGTTTGGATTCTCTTCTAAAAAATGGAGTCGTTCTGGAACGACCAGTATTTTAGCAAGAGTGCTTGGATGGATTTTTAAAATTGCTTTAGCTTCGGCAGGTCTCTTGGTAGCAGGTGATGTGGTTAATAAGTTCTTAGGAAGACCTAATGCCCTAGACAATACCATTCAAAATGGACATCCAGTTCCAATGGACAATCATCCAGTTTCAATGTCCAAGCAAACTAAATTTAAAGTTAATCCAGGATATTCTGATACAACAGTTTCAGGTAACTGGGTAGAAAAAGTTCCAAATACCAAATCAGGAATTGAAAATTTATTAATTAGCTTTGTTCATCAAGTATATGACGGAGTAAATGATGGCGATATTAGATCATCAGGAGCTTTTAATAAAATAGTAGATGATATTGCTTGGTACAATCATACTTCAGTTGGCGATCAAGTAGTATTTATTCCTAAAAACTTTTCTTCTAAAAAGAATTTGGTGGATCATTTTATCGATGAGGTTGCCTCAAAAGCCTCATAATCTAATGCATATACAGACATATAATTGTAATTTTCCATGGTGAGAATCTAATGAGAAAAAGTGATATTTTTGAAAGTTTCGTCAAAATAGCCCAAGAAAAGGGAATGATTTCTGAAGATGCCCCAGATAAGGCAAAAAAGAAATTAGAACAAGATCCGCGTGCGGATTCCTTGGATATTTCTGCTATTGAAGCTTTATATGGTGTTAAACCAGATATTCCAAAAGATATGGAATATGAGCACAATATTATGGAAGATGCACATCCAAATTCCGTAGTTATTTCTCCTTCTTATGATAAACTTAATGGTTTAGTAGAGAACAATATTGAGAGGCAAAATATTATACTTCATATTGTTCATAAAACCCCAGATGGATTAAGTACTCAACGTAAGTATGCGGAACAAGAGTTATTAATGTCTTTGGTTAGAGTTGCTAATGATTTAGATAATAAAAATATTGATAATTTAAGAACATTAGCAGATACTTGTTTAATGCAAGTGGCACCAAAACCTCTTCAAAAATCAGCGCAAATTATTCCTATTATGGGAGCTGTCAGCGCACTTTTAGGCGGATTATATTTACAACAACATTTACCAATGATAAATGAAGGTTTTGAAAAAAATCATCAGAAATTGGTAGCTGAAATTGACGATATGTTATCATCTAATAGTGATTGGGGAGTTGGAAATCAATATAAAGGTCAATTTACCAATATGTTGCAAGATTTCAAAACCAAATTAACTAGTTTTTATAATCAATATAAAAAGAGTGAGTCTGTAATCTCTGAATTAGAGAAACCAAAAACTGCTAAAGAATTAATGGAACAAGCTAAACAACCAGAAACTAATTCTGTTATGGAAGCTTATAAAAGCTTAAAAGATGCTTTTAAAGAAATTATTCCATATATTGGCACCATTCAAAAAGATTTTGCTTCAGAATCTTATAAGGTTAAGCAAATTGAAGATAAAGGCTTTTTTAGCGATTTATTGGATAAAACGCAGGTATTACATGGTGGTAAGGGCTTAGTTGCCGATGATTTTGATGACGTAGCTCGTGCTATTCCTCCTTATATGAAATCTTTAAATGAAATGTTAGGTGTTCTTAAGGGAGCCGAGTCAATTCAAAAAGATGTTCAAGAGAGACTTTCAGCAGCCGAAGCTAAATCTGAGGAATTATTTGGAAATCAATCAGGTAATGCCACTCCAGCTCAAGATGTTGATAAGGAAGTTAGTCAATTAGAGGCTGATTTAGGATAAAAACATTTTTTGATATTTTTAGTTTAAAATATATCAATAAACGAATATGTAAGTTAGATTTTGTAAGTATAGATGTAAGTTTGCGCTATATGCGCTTAAAAAGATTATAGGAAAATACAATGGCTTTAAAACTATTACAACCCGGTGTACAACCACTTGGTCAATTTGACGGTTTAGATACTGAAGTTCTTACCCTTAAGGGTGGAGAAGTTGTTAGTTTCGCTTCTGTCGTTGCAACTACTGCTACTGATAAAGCAGCGGCTGATGCATTCGATGGTTATGTCTGGTCTGCAAGCAGAGCAGTCGTTACCAGAAACTTAGCAACCACTGCTCGTCCTCTTATGTTAGCTGACGACGGTATTGCTGGTTACGGAACTCTTTTTGGAACTGTAGTCGGTGGCACTGTAGGTCAAGTATCTACTGGTGGTGCGGTTCTTGGACCTCACACTGCAACTGGTTCTGGCAAAGTAACTTGCTGGGATAAACCAGGTCTTTACGCAGTATCTTTAGATGCAGTTGATCCATCTACTACTGATGGTGTTCAACCAACATATGCTCTTGCAACTGGCACTGCATTAACTTTCGCACCAACTGGTGCGGCTGCTGCAAGCCGTGGATTACTAACTCCAGTTGGTAGCACATTAGCTGGTGGTAACACTGTTGTTGTTGCTCGTTTCGTAGAGTTTACAACCAACGGTTCTTTGGTAAATACTCCAAATTACTTAGTTGCTGCTCTTAACAGCCCATCTGGTTCAGTGAGCTCCGCAGGTCCAAAGCAATTTTCCTTCGCAGTTATTCACTTTAACCCATCTAATTAATCAGATTAATTAGCTTAGTTTGAAATAAGTATGTAAAAAAGAGCCAGAGAAATCTGGCTCTTTTTGTTTTTATCACCTATTTATATTTAATATACTAAGATAAATAACTTTTTTTCATTAAACAGGTAATAATATCTCATAAGTTTAACATAGCTTCGGCTATGGCTGGTTTTTACTGGCAGATAATTCTTACATAAATAGTGGAGACACGAATGAATATGTTCAATAACAATGGCGAAATGAACGCCTCGTCCCTTAAAGACGCATTGCAAACTTTAGTTAAGTATGCAGCAATTTTAGAAGAGAATACTCCTTCTAATCAAGGTCTTGCTGGCCAACCATCCGTAAGTGATGAGAAGCGTGATGAGTTAATCTCCCGCGCCATCATGACTCAAGACGGAAAAATTGCTTTAGCTCAAGCTATGGCAAACCCAATCCGTAGAAACTTGGATTACCACGGTATCGCTCGTCGTGCCTTGGTTGTCGATCCATTACCACAAGGAGCAATGCCAACCTACGACAGAGATATCGATGTCGCAGCAGTTGTAATTTCTTCTAACGGTACTGGTCCAGAGTCTCGTGTATTCGGTGACCGTGTTGTTGTTCCAGAGTTCGAAATTTACGCAAACCCAACTGTCAGAATTGCTGAAGTTAAGCGTCGTAGATTCAACGTCATTGATAGAGCTGTTCAAAAAGCTCGTCAAGAAATCATGGCTCAAGAAGACGCGAACATTTTCGCAGCTCTTGATGCAGCTGCTTCAGTTGAGAACACCATCACCGATATCGCTGATGCTGGTCTTTTGAAGAGAGACTTAGTCGAGATCAAGGCTCAAATTGATCGTTGGGACTTAGTTACTACCAAGTACTTCATGAACATCAATGAGTTCACTGATATCCTTAAGTGGGGTTCAGGTGGTGGACAAGGTGTTGGTGGTGGAGACTTCGATCCAGTAACCATGCGTGAAGTTCTTCAAACTGGTCTTTATGCTCACATTTGGGGCACTGACATCATGGTATCCAAGATTGTTCCTCCAGGAACCATCTACGGTGCAGCTGATCCAGAGTTCGTAGGCGTTATGCCAGTTCGTCAAGACATTGAAGTCTTGCCAGCCGATGAACCAAAACAACTTAAGTTGGGTTGGGTAGTCAGCGAAATTATCGGTATCGCGATCGTCAATCCTCGTGGTACTGCCGCTGGTCGTAAGTCAGTACTTGTTGGTTAATCCAATAAGATAGAATGATATGAAAAAGAACCACCGTAAGGTGGTTCTTTTTTTTATTTTAATGAGCTTCAGCTTCAATATTAATTAAGCTATTAACTAATTCAATCAAATACTCTTTAGTATTATTATTTGGATTATATAGAATTTCTTCATAACAAAGATTTAAGACTATTTTTATTTGTGGGCCCGGTTTAATTCCCAAAGAAATTAAATCATTACCATCAATATTCATTTCTTTTTTGGAAAGAACTGTTTGCTGATGATATTGAGACAACTTATCTTTTTGAAGGAAGCTGATAGGCTCCATCAATTTTATAAATTCTTTCATGGTATGTTCCCACTCGTCCCCCATCTCATTCTTAATGTGGGCTATAAACGCTATAAAGCCCTCTTTAGACCAACCATCTAAAGATATTAGTTTGAAGAATTTAGCGTCCAATTCTAAAAGAAAATAAATTTGTTTTAATTCTTTATTAGAAAATTTTAAATTTATTAATTCTTGTTCAATTTGCTTAATTAAAAAAGAGGGACAATTACTATAAAGCATAGCAATTCTAGTTTCTAGCTCACTTTGACAAGATGATAATGTTCTTATCATACCAGTGTACGGGGGCTTACTAGTTAAAACTGGACAAATAATATCTAATACCCCAGTTTGAAGTAAAATATTAAAACCAACTGTTGAATGATTAGTCATTAATGTTTTACAAAATTCGTCTTTAATTCTTTCTTTAGAGACTTTCTTTAAGGTTTCTAGACATTCTCCCATAGCATTAATCGTTTCTTTTTCTATTTCGAATCCAAAACGAGCTGCAAAACGGGCTGCTCTCATAATACGTAATCCGTCTTCAGTGAATCTTTCGATAGGACTACCTACAGCCTTAATAATACCTTCTTTTAAATCAGATATTCCATTAAATGGATCTATTAAATGACCATTAATAGGGTCAAAAGCCATAGAATTAATAGTAAAATCTCTTCTAGATAAATCAAGATCAATATTATTAACAAAGAA